CCTAGCTCTGTCCATACGATGTTTGGGCTTGCAGCCCTCGACCTTGCCGCCGCGGCGACGCTTTTTCCAAGCTGTTAGGCCATGGTCATCTGCCTTAGCCTCGGGCGTTTCAGCATTAGCCTCGCCAACGCGGTCGTTCTCAGTTTCGATCTTCGAATATTTGGCGGATTTCACGCCTTGCGCGCGATCAGTTGAGCGATAGCTCATTGCTTTGACTCCATCTGTTGCGCCGCGAACCTTGCCCAGGCTCTTGCCCATCGCTTCCATGATAACAAACGTCGGGGTACTAATGTCTTGCTTTCAAGATAGGAGCCCCATTGCGTTCTCCATATCCATCGATTCCCGCGTTTGAAAATGTGGACTTTTGCACGCGGATTTACCCCTGGCGGACGGACTATACTCATTCTTCGACTTCCGCCTTCATGTTCGTCGCTTGATAGAGGCCGAGGCCGAGCATCATTATGTCGCGCTCATCATCGCCGCTCAGAACAGAACTAAGCTGGCATTCCTTATCGCCGCATAGGATTACGCCTAGAGACAGTACATCCTTCGTATCAATGTTATCAATCTCAGTCGCGAGTTTGCGCAGCCGATTGCCTAGTTTGCTCATTTCGAAGTCCTATCCTCAACTTCAAATACATCTGCTTGTTCAGAATAATTACCTTCAACCAAATGGTCAGGTGCTAAAACATAAGGACCAGTATTTGGTTGTTTATCGCGCCACTCCCAAAACTTTTTGGTCTGCTCTTTGCATGCGTCTCTAATGCGCTTAGCCTCTACATCAGCTTCAGCTTCCGTGGACCACACCGAATAGATTTCAAGCTCTCGGTCATCAAGATCAATCGCTGCAACAAGCCAAAGCTTGCTCATTTCATGCCGCCGTTCGCCTAGATTCCGCCGCTGCTATTCCGCTTCCACGCCCTGCTCGTGCAACGTGGCAGTTATGCCATAGCATGCTCTCCTAGAACTCGTCCGCCGCATCTTTCTCCATTTGCGCTTGCGCCAATTTGGTGAGCTTTAGCGCTAAAGGAGTATCAATCTCATGCACTGCTCTCAGCCGCTCGTAAATCTCGCCAATGCGCCTCTTAACAATCACGTAGTTCGCGAAGTTAAACATCTGCCTTTTAACATCATAAGTATGCAGGGCTTCCGGATGCTCATCAATCCAGTCGATTAGAGCCCGGTCAATTAGGTTGTCAATTTTAGTCATTCCGCTCCTTCCGGTTTCGGTTCGAACAGCGCCTTCAGACGGGCCGCGACCTCATGCATCGTTACGCCATCCAAAAGCTCTTGCTCCGTGACAAGAACATGATCGCCCAATCTCAAAGAATTCGATGCATCAACGTACATCTCTTTTTCTACACCATATTTTTCCTCAAGAGCGCGCAGCCCAGGATACAGTATGTCTCTCATCCCTTTTGGATTTTTCAGCCGAGTCTCAATTATCCTTATTTCACGTTCTCTATTTTCTTGAGCGGTATTCACGGCTTTTCCTTCGCTTTCGGCTCATTAGCTTGCTGCGTCGCCTCATGAGTCTGTTGCGCCACAGCAAGGCCAGTTTCGTGCTTTTGCTCTTTGGCCGCCAAAGCATGATCCGACGCAATGCCCATGGCGGTTATCTGCCGCTCATGATGCTGCTGGCTCACTTGGCTCAGCGCATCGGCCGCCCGGTCCTTGTCATGAAGCGACTGATCGGCCTTGACCTTTAGCTGCTCAACGGCGACATCGTTGCGGCTTTCGAGCGCCCTCGTGGCAATCTCAGCCTGCGCCGTCTTGGCCTTGGTCTGAGCGTCCGTCATCCGCGCCTGAGCCGTCAGCTGCTGGGCCTGCGCTGTCTGAGCGGCAGCCAATGCCTTCGGGTCAGGAGCGGGGCCCATTTGATCGGGCGGCTGGAGCATGCTTTCGGGGTTCTGCACCCCCAGCGTCCGCATGATGTATTCGTAAACGGCCGCCTGCTGGAACGCAGCTTTGTTATCCTTGGCCATCATGTATATGGCTTGCGCCCGCATAATACGATGGACATTCGACGACGTATTCGGATCGGCCCGAGGCACAAGATTATAATCGTTGAGCGCCTTGGTCAGCTTGGCTGCATCCCAATACTGATCCCGCTCCTGATTAAACCTCCAAAAATCCTCAGGATATTCCTTGAACAAATCCCTCAATAGCTCGAATTCCTTGCTCTGCGCCGTATGTAGCCGCTTATGCACAGCGTCCGTGACTTTCGTCGCCTGCTCAATCAGAGCAATGGTGGTCCCGACCGGCGCATCCTGCCGCCCTTCACCCACTGCGATATCCGGCGTTCCAGCCAAGCCCTTCGCGTCCTTAACGATCTCCTGATAGAGATTGAACGTCGCAGGCCCCGCCTCCTTGTAGGGCAACGGCATCACGACATCCTTGATGCCGCCATTCGCCGGCGCCATGCTGATGTCGATCGGCGTTCCAGCCCCAGCAAACGCAACCATGTCGGTCGTATTCTGCTTGTCCGAACCCTTGGCAACCAGGAACCCGGGGAAGTTTCCCAAAATCCCGCAGTCGATCATAATCCTCAGCAGCGCCGTCGCCGCAATCGTCGGATTGCCCGCAATTTGAATGAGGCCAATGTCATAAAACCCAAACCCAGGTACGAACGGGTACTTTACAAAGACCTCTCGCGGCCTTTCCATCTCGTCGTCTTTGCGCCAGTTGCGGCGGATTTCTAGGATTTGCCGAGAGGTCTTTTCGATGGTGACTTTGTACGGTCTAGGCAAGCCGGTGTACTCGCCCTTTTCCTTCTGTTCGTCCCCCTCGACCTCAATCTGGCAATAGCACTCCTTGATTGTATGAAGGATGTCCTCATGGCGGTTCGAAATCCGAACGCCTGTTATTTCTTCCTTCTCAGCCTCGACCGAATTCAACGGCTCATTGCTGGGCTGGGAGATGTTGACATCACGATATATCTTTAGATGCTGCATGCGCTTCATGACGGATTGGCGCATGCGGGATGTGAAGGTTACGCGATCGGCATTGGCAAGATCAGTTGCGGCGTTAGAAACACATAGGTCAGCGGCGTCGACTGATTCAGACACCGGGCGGCGTCTGATAGGACAACGATATACTTTCTTGAAGCCGGAACCGCCCGCAGCAACCCAGAGGAGCATTCTCTCTGTATCTGGAACGTATTCGGAGGCAGTCCTGGTGAGGTAGTAGTTGAAGTCGTCTTCGAGGAGCTGGGCAAGTTCGTCCCCATCCATTGTGTCTTCGGATAACTTATCCTCGACCTTAACGGGTCCGCCTGTCGGTAGCAATTCGCTCGATGCATTCGCCTGAAATCTCAGGCAAGCCTCAAGCAGCAACGTATTCCTGGACCGAGACGCCATGCTCTCATTGGCGCCTGCGCCTTGCCCCGCAGTGCTCGGCTTCTCAATCTTCAGAGCGAGAAGCTTTATCCCCTCCGCGCGTTCGTCAAGCCAGTCCTGCCTCGATCGTTCATCCTCTTCAATGCCTCGAAGTAACTCATCAGCCAACTGGCCTAAATACGTATCATCCAAATGCAGCGCTAAGTTGGCGTTGAACTTGGCCTCCTTAAGCGGCTGGTTATTCTTCTCATTCGCATTGAGCTTGATAACCGCGCCGCCATCAGACTGCGCAACAACTGTCAGCTTGATCGGGCTGGGCTGTGTGCCATCGATATGGACCGTCTGCGCTTCCGGCAAAGCTTCCGCAACCTTCGGTTCACGAATACTCGTGATAGAAGGCAGAAGGCCAGCCATGGATTAGGTCAAGAGTCCCAGCATAAATTCCTCGTAACGCTTATAATGATACGCAGCCTGGCTCTGCCCCGCCTTTGCCCGACTAAGGCCACGTTCATATTCTCGTGTCCATTTTCTCTTCCGCCACGGCGGTACTCGAATATTCTTGATTTGATCACGCGCCTCTTTTGCATAAAATTCTACCTCGTATTGCTCAATACGAGCCGCTTTCTCCAATAAATACAACAAATCAACTTTCATGTTGCTCACGAAGGCTCGTGATGGACGGGAGGATGCCGGCCACTATGTCAATTCAGGTTTTGCAGAGCGAACGAAACGACAGTACATCGTGCAGCGCTTCCATTCGCGGTCAAGATAGCATTTCTGGTCCGTATAAATATCAACATCTGGCCCATCTGCATCATAGCGAATGACGCGAAAGTCATCCTCCCAATCCTTTTCCGGTACAATGCGCCAGTAAATTGTTCCCTCCGTCGATCTCAGATAATCCGAAATCTTTCGAGAGAACTCCCTTGCTACCTCTTTCTCCACCACATCCATATCGAACGCCTGCGGCCTCGCCAAAGCACTCGCATAGAACTCCAGATAGGTCTCGCCCACATTAGAGACGGACATCAGCCGTCCCTTCTTGCTCGGCAATTCCTCAAGCAACTTGGTCAATTCATCAAAGGAATCACAAAGCCAGAACGGTCCGTACTCAGTTCTTTCGAATTGAGCCCGGTCTAACTCTGCTAGGCTAAGACTCATAGTGTGGCCTTTGCGGTGGCGGCTTCGAGGGATAGAGCATTTCTTCGATCGCGTGATGCGATTCGTCCTTGCGCTGTGCAAGGCCCATTCGACGTAAATGAATTATTCCGTTAACAGCCGCGTCGAAAAGGTCGTCGTGAGCGCCCCGAGGTACTGACGCGCATTCATCCACAACTAACTGAGCCCAATCCACAAACGTACCATCGCTATAACCAGGACACCAGATCAAGCCATCCGCAAATTTATCCTGAACAAGGAGAGCCCGTCCGACCTTATCAAGCTTGCCAGGATCATGAAGAGCGACTGTCCACGGTTCTCGCCAGAACAGTCTGCGCATTTCCTGTTCGACCGTAATTCCATTAGCCTTGTTCTCAATAATCAGCTTATCAACCTTATGTTTCTTACAATCGGCAGCGATGTGCTCAATCAAGCCCCAGCCCAGCTTGCGGCGCTCTTCGAACTCTTCCTTGCTCTCATGAGGCCGGGGACTGACATCGGTCTTGCCATGCATCGTAAGTCGCTTATGCCACGCATGCATAAGCATCAGCCTTGGCGTACCAAAATGTTCGTTGAACCGCTGCTCCTCATTCG